TGAAGCACCTAAACAATTCAATGTACAGTGTATGGATGGCGATGGTGTCATTGGTAGCTGTTACGCAGATGTTCATTAGAAAGGAAATATTATGATAGCAATTATTGATGCTGATAGCTGTATTTATCAAACAGCGTGGCAACAACCTACGCTAGATAAAGCCTATGAGAACTATATTACTATACTAAATAAACATTGGATAGACCCTGTATGGTCTGAAGAACACTTTATTTATTGCGGAGGTAAAGATAACTTCCGTTATAAACTTTGTCCTGATTATAAAGCTAATCGTAAAGACCCACCTGAAGACGCTAAATTCTTTAGGCCACTTATGGAACGACTCATTGATGAAGGCTTATGTATACCCTCACATGGTATGGAAGCAGATGATATGGTTCGTATTAAAGCTACTGAATGTGCTAATGAATGGTTAGATTTTACTGTAGTGCATATTGATAAGGACTTAGATTGTATTCCAGGAAAGCATTATAATCCTAGAAAAGAAAAGTTCTATGATATCGATGAAGATACTGCTGATCTACTTTACTGGTTGCAAATGCTTAAAGGTGATCCAACAGATAACCTACCTGGGTTGCCTCGAATCGGCCCAAAGAAAGCGGAAAAGATGCTTGCAGGTGTACCTATGGAACGTCGTAAAAGCAGAGTGATTGCCGCTTATAGAGCTAAATTCGGTCGAACAGACTGGGAAACTAAACTTATGGAAACAGCTAATGGCATCCATATCTTAAGGAATGAAAATGACTTCTTTGCGATTTAATAACCACGAGCGTTGGCATAATGTAGAAGTAACTCGCATTACTCAGTTCGATGATAACGACTGGTGTGGAGTTATTACTAAAGAACACGGAGAAATCCGTTGCAAACGTAGAAATAAGAAACGTTATAAGCTTAAGAAAGGATATAAAGGCCCAATCACTGTATTCTTTTATAAAGGAAATACAGCTACTATTGCTGATGATCCTCGTGGTCATATCGAAGTAGAAAGTCATTGGAATATAACTAACGAAGATTTATTCGATGAATCACATCATGGTTTCTTGTATGTGATTACTGATAACCGTAACAGCAAGCGATATATTGGTGTAAAAACTTTGCACACTAGTTGGAAAGCTTATACTAGTTCATCGCAAGAACTTAATAAAGAAATTGAAACAGCTGGCAAAGAAAACTTTAACTTCGACATTTTGTTTTCTTGTGAAATGAAAGGCGATCTTAGCTATATGGAAGCTAAAATGATACTACATACTAATGCTTTACTGTCAGATATGTGGTACAACAAATGGGTTCATGAGATCCGCTTTAAACCAGCTATGCAAAACATGGAGAGTCAACTTGAAATCGTCGAGAAGTACACGTAATCCGTTTTATGATAAAATTCCACCGCAACAAGTAATTAACGGTAAAAAAGCAGAGCCAGATATAACTGACTATGATGATTACTTATCTGATTACTTGCTAAGCAAAGAAGAAAGACGGAATAACGTAAGTAAGTCTAGTAAAACAAGGCAGAAGAAAAGGAATAATCGTCATGCCAAAGAAGAAAGACTATACGGACAGTAAAGAGATCGGTAAAACGAAATGCCCTGCTTGTCCCTCATCAGATGGCTTTGCTATATACGATGATGGTCACGGGTTTTGTTTTGTTTGTAATCATTATGAACGAAACATTAATGAGGATAACGAAAGGAACGAAGAAATGCCTCTAGATAATGTAGGTGTATGGTGTGCTGACACATTTAAATCAAGCACAGGTGATGCTCGTGGATGTCAAGAGCGTGGTATTACTAAAACAATAGCAGAACATTATGGTGTACGAGTAGATTATGATTCTAATCGCAATATTAGCGCATATCATTATCCATACTACAATGCAGATACTATTGTAGCTTATAAGACTCGTACATTACCTAAACAATTTAAAACTGTAGGAGACTTTAAAAATGTCTGGCCTTTTGGTTGCCAAAGCTTTGGAGCAGGAGGCAAACGCCTCGTCATCACAGAGGGTGAGTTTGATGCAATGTCCGTTGCACAAGCCTCTCTGGATCATTATAATAAGATTTATCCAGCGATCAGTATTGCGTCAGCAAGTAACCTCAAGAGCTTGTTGCAAGCAAGAGAATGGATTAGGTCATTCGAAGAAGTTGTGTTATTCTTTGACAATGACGTAGCAGGTAAGAAAGCAATTAAAGATGCCGCTAATATTATTGGCATTGATAAAGTAAAAGTAGTTAGCACTACTGCTAAAGACCCTTGTGATCTTTATGCTGCCAGCGGAGCAGCAGGTGTACTTAGAGTTATCTGGGATGCACAACCATTTAGCCCTGCTGGTATCGTAGTAGGTCATGACCCTGTATGGGAACAGTACCTTGCAAGACGCTCTACTGAGTCTGTCGCTTACCCTGCTTGTCTAACAGGCATTAACGATAAGACTAAAGGTATGCGCTTTGGTGAGATTACTTTGTTTACTTCAGGCACTGGTAGCGGTAAGTCAACTGTTATTAAAGAAATTGTATTAGATCTTCTTGATAAAACAGAAGATAAAATTGGTATGATTTCACTTGAAGAATCTGTTGGTGATACAGCAGAAAAGTTTATTCAAATGAAACTACAACGTAACTTACAAGAGTACGATGTGCCTCTTGAAGAACAGGAGGAAGCATCCCGTGCAGTATTTGGAACAGAACAGCTTGTGTTACTCGATCATCAAGGCTCTGTTGGTGATGAGTCTCTCATTGACAAGATTGAGTATATGGCTCTTATGGGCTGTAAATACCTTATTCTTGACCACATTACAATTGCTGTATCAGAGGGAGCAGAGGGTTACACTGGTAATGAAGCCATTGATAAAGTTATGTCAGATCTTCTTAAGCTTACAAAGAAGCACAATATATGGCTTGGAGTTATCAGTCACCTACGCAAGGTTCAAGGTGGCGGTTCGACCTTCGAGCAAGGTAAACTTCCTAGCATGGATGACATCAAAGGTTCTGGTTCAATCAAACAAATATCATTTGATATCATCGGATTCGCTAGGGACATGGCTAATGAAAACGAAGAGATTAGAAACACAATTAATTTCATCGTGCTTAAAAGTAGGTTTACAGGTAAAACTGGCCCCGCTGGACATGCCAAGTATAACCACGATACAACTCGACTAGCTTATCATGATGAACACGCTATTGACTTTGAGGTGCTGTAATGGGTGAGCTTAATAAAATAATGGTTGAGAACCAAGAGCTACGGAGAATACTTGAAATAGTAACTGCGGAGCGCAATAAGTATCGCAGTCAAGCAATTATGCGTGCTAATAAAATAGAGCTATTAGAGAAACAATTAGAACAGGCTTATGAATAATGGCAAAGAAAACTAATAAAGATAATATGTACTTTCAACTAAAGGCTCGTAAAAGAACGACCTTTGGAGGAAAGAAATATTTAACACGTAAGAAATACCGAGGGCAAGGCCGTTAGGAGGTTACTATGTCGGTAAAACAAGAGCGATATGATTCTATGTATATGGATATCGCACAACGTGTATCCGAAATGTCATGGGATACTGACACTAAAGTTGGAGCTATTATTGTCAAAGATGGAAATATTATTTCGATGGGCTGGAACGGAACTCCTTCTGGCTTTGATAACGATTGTAAGCATCCTAGTACAGGGGCTACTTTACCTACTGTTATTCATGCTGAAGCTAATGCTATCTGCAAGCTTGCTCGTACTGGAGGCAACGGATCTAATGCCACACTCTACACTACGCTCGCGCCTTGTATGGAGTGTACTAAACTTATCTTGCAATCTGGGATCAGCGAAGTTGTCGTTACTGCAGCAGATCCACGATATATGGAAGGCTATAAAATCCTCAAGGACAAGGAGATGATTAGACTATGCAAGTCCACTTCCAAACATTAGAACACGATCCTGACCATGTAGCTTGGGTTCAATGTGAGCCTGAAGACTTAGATGAAGTAAGAGAAATATTTCCTGTCGAAACTCATGAGATTTTAGTCGGAATTAGATATAATTATGATCCACTAACTTGTGATGTTAGGACTTTAAACAACCCACCTGCTCCTACTTGGGGCGTAGACGTTAGAAAGAGAAACAATGCAGGACATCAAGACTTACCTCTTAGAGAGAATTCGTAGTGAAGATATTGGAGTTAAACCTAGACGTAACCTTCAGCTAATGCGTATGATTGATACTGATGGCGTAGAGATGCTTGATTTCTTAATTGAAGACATGATTATCTTTGCTAGAAAGTATATTCAGCGTTGCTTTAAACGCAGTAAAGTTGAAGGCGAAACACCTATTACTCAAGCATCTATGGCTATCGGCAAATACATTGTTGAAACATGGGATCCGAGTAATGTAAACTTTAGGGATCACATTAGAGTAGGTGATCTTATTATTGAAGGCTTTGTTATGTGTGAGTACCTTACTATTAGCGTAGGCCATATGAAAAGCCGCAAGCCAGTAACAATCCACGCAACTCAAAAATGGGGTGAAATGGAAATTGTTGCTGGCAAAACTGCTTGTATATCTGAAACCGCTATTCCGCTTATTACGGGATTGTTTCAAGATAACGGGAGAAGTGTTATTAAGACTTGGGATAAGTCTAAAGAAATGCTATTTACTAAATATGTTAATGCCCCATTCGTAAAGGCTATTGATAAGCTTCAGTCTACTCGTTATAAAGTAAACGAAGATATTCATAAAGCTATTATGGAAAACTGGGATAACTTTATTGGTAATGAAGTCTTTAAGGGTGACAATGATAAAGAGAATGAAAAGCTTTATCAACGACAGGCATCAAAGAACCGAGAAGTAAAAGAAATAATGGCTACCGCAGCTAAGTGGCTGCATAAAGAGTTTTATTTCTATATTGATGCTGACTACCGTGGTAGACTGTATTACAGCGAACCGTTCTTTAACTTCCAAGGCTCTGACATGGCACGAGGACAACTATTATTTGCTGAAGGTAAACTATTTAACGAGCAAGCTAGCTTCTGGTTAGCTGTACATACTGCTTGTTGTTATAATCAATCCTATACCGTAGATGAAATACCTAACTGGGTTACTTCGGATTATCGCTCTGTATTAGAAGACGAAGGATTAGATACTATCTCAGTAGACAAAATGACTCTTGAAGACAGAGCTATGTGGACTCAGCAAAACATTGATACTATTATTGAAGCAGGTGAAATGGGTTTCTTCTTTGCAGAGGCAGAAAAAGAAATATCATTTCTAGCGTGCTGCATTGAATGGTATAAGTATTCTATTGCTGAAGGTGACTTCTATACTCACTTACCTATCCCTATTGATGGGGCTAATAATGGTTGGCAACACTTAGGCGCAATGTCTAAGGATGAGAAAACAGGCAAGCTAGTTGGTCTTGTTCCTGTAGAAATACAAAATGATTTTTATGTTCAAATAGCTAAGCGGCTTACTGAGCGTATGCCTGATTGGTTTGCTGAACGAGATATTCCAATGAAGCATATCCGCAAAGGAATTGCTAAGCGTGCTGCTATGACTCGTGCTTATAGCTGTGGACAAAAGAAAATGGCTGAGTCAATGTACTCTGATTGTTATCAATACGGGTATACTGATGACTACAACATCAGCGAGTATGATTGTATTGATCTTAGTGGTCAAATAATTAAAGCAATTGAAGAAGTCTGTCCTGGACCATTAACTACTATGAAGTATCTTCAAAAGCTTGCTGACCAAGAGATTAGCAACTGGTTGTCTATGTACGGCACAGATAGAGGTCACGCTATTGAATGGACAACACCATCAGGGTTTCCAGTAATATACGAGTGCTATCGTACTCGACCAGCTAAAGTAGACTGTTATGGCTTTAGTACACCGCATGGCGAAATACGCTTTAAGCATGTCATCAGAGAGAAAACAGATATCCCTGATAGGCGTGGCTTTATGTGTGGCATTAGCCCTAACTTTGTGCATAGCATGGATGCATCTCATATGGCACTTGTAGTAGCTAATTGGGATGATGACTTTGGTGCTGTACATGATTCATTTAGTAGCTATGCAACTCGCACTGAAGATCTTATGTCGCTTACTCGTACTAAGTTTATTGAAATGTACGACAAAGAAAACTTTTATGAGACAATAGAGTTTGGTAAAGGTTTTAATGGACGACAACCAACAATAAGTAATTTAGAAATTAACAGAGTTAAAGACTCTAATTATTTCTTTTGTTAAAAAATAAAAACCCCCACAAGGTTTCCTGTTAGGATTCCCTGTGGGGGTATTTTTATTTTAGTCTTCAGACATTGCTGCTTTACGCAAACGTCCTGCTTTAGCTCGTGCTTGACCTTCTGTCATGCCCCTTGCCATAAATCCTTTAACGTTCTTTTCAAACATTAAATTAAAAGCAGCTTCATTAATTGCAGGTGTCCCTGCGAGTGAAGCATCTAGCTTAAGCGTCTCTGCTAAATCAATATCAGATACACCTTGCGAATTTAAGATATTATAGTTTTTCATAATTAGTCCTCATTAATTATATTGCGCTGAATTTAAATTAAATTCTTTAAAGGCAGATTGTCTTTCTCTTTCGGCTCGCTTATGCCAATTAGTTAAAGCAATTCGTATTGGTTGAGATGTTCCACCTTTAGTAAATTGTAATCTGCGATTCAACATCATGGTTAACGCTTTCTTTAAAACTGCACCACTAATCTGTCCAGTTCCATCAGGGTTCCATTGTGCGCCTTCACCTTTAGTTACTGTTCGTAATATCTGTTCAGTAAATTCAGGCGTAGTAGAAATTGCTTCCATTGTTGTTTGTCTGTCTTGACTAACTACTTTCATAACGCCTTCATTTGCTTCTTTATGCAGACGCTGAAGCTCTTCATGCAGCGAACGATACTTTGATTCATCATTCATATCATACATTTGAGATGGATTTATACTCCGCATAGCGGTTTCATAGCCACCCATTAAACCATTATAAATAGCTTTAGCAATAGAATACTGCTTATTTATTTTAGTAAAGTTTTTATTTATTGCAGCATGATATTGTTTTACTGAAGAAGCATCTGTAATAATAGCATCATGAACAGGAATTAAATATTGAACCCCTTGTCCTGAGTCAAACATTTTTCTGTTAACTTCAATAACTGATTCAGCCATAACTGCAGCATCGATTTGTTGAACAGTAAGAACAGGTAATTGATTAGCTACCTCTTGACCGTATCGAGATCTTTCTTGTAGAACCCAACCAGTCTCTTTGTCTCTAACTAATTTTCTTTTCTTTGTTCTTGCGCTACCTGTATACTCAGGCTTAGTTAATTCAACACCGACAATCTCATCACCTACTGCTAACTTTAAAGTTTCCCCTGTTTTAAAATACTCTGTTGAACCCATATAAATAGTATTACCCATTGGGCCTTGCATACTAGGGACAACCCCAAACATTGACCATAAATGTCCTGCTTGTTTATATATTTTTTGATGAGTAAAGTTTAATGTAGGTGTTAAAGTAGCTGTAATCAAATCATTCAAGTCTGCTATCATTTCATCAGGTGAATATCTTCCACCTTGATAGGTAGACACATCGATTATTCCTGATGCTTTTACTTTAGGCGAATAAATAAAATCAGAGGCCGTCTCATCGTTCATATTAATTGCACGACCATAAGAAACTTCCATTAGAGGTTGCTTAGATAAGTCTTTAATTAAACCTCTACTATCATCTGCATTATTAATATTCTCTACTACTGAATACCAAAAAGATTTTTTATCATCTTTACCTGCAAAAGCAGTTTCAATTCCTGTATAAAGATTGTTAGCAAACAGCTTACGGATATCTCCTAACGGTAATACATTTGTAATATCATTACCTTGCTCATCCGTCTTATTGCTAAAGATCATGCCTACTCGTTTTAAAAGATTTACATCTCCAGCTTGAGTTGCTTGAATAGCTATTCCGTTTTGTTTACCATCATGTTGAGTTTGTGCTTTTGTTTCAAAAGTACCACCTGATTTCATAGCTTGATCATAATTTGCAATATCAATATATGACTGGAAAGAATAAGCCCACTCGCCTTTGTCAGTAAACTTTTTAAAGATATCGTTAAGTGCAGGATCCGCTGCTAAGAAACCTTCTAAGTTAGCTTGAGGATCTTTTTTCATTGCATCAACAGCTGCTTTAAGTTTATTACCGATTAAAACTAAGTTATCATAAGCCTTTTTATCGTTGAACATTTGTCGAGATGCATCCATAATTGCATTCCAACCCATGTCTTCAATGTCAACTCCATTTGTCTGCTCTAATGTTAATAGATTGCGACCTGTAATGTACATAAAGTTTTCAAACGTTTCAGTATTACGATCTTGTGAAGGATTAATAACAACTTTCTTTGCATTACCCAAAAACATTCGTGCTAGACTTTTACTATCTTGAGGATTCAATACAGTGTTTCGCATAAAGAAACGACCGACTGAAGTAGCATGGAATATCTTATTATAGAAAACTCTGTCAAAGCCTTTTTGTGCGCCTTGATCTAGGATTTTTATAATCTTCTTAGCTTCTTTACGCATAACCATATTAGCCTGTGCTATTGCTTCTTCTTCAGGCATAGTTTTAATTGCGTGATCGTAAGCTTTACGCCATTTAGTTTCGTCAAGCCCAAGTGTTTCTGCAAACATTCCATTAGAATAAAAGTGTCTACGATCAGGTCTTTCTCTTAGTATTAAACGTGGTTGATTTGTATATGGATTTACTTCTCCAAAACCAACTACACTATTAACCATCATACGAGCCATCATAAATCTTTCTTCAATAACTCGATTTGGTATTGAGCCTAAAATACTCTTTGCTAAATCAGCTTTAGCTGTATTAGGATCATATTTATTTGTAGCTGAAATATTTCCTGCTTTTCGTTTTCCTTTTTCTCTTGCTTGGAAAGGGGCTGTTGTGCCACCTACTGTTGGAGAAGAGGATACATCAATATCAGTAATTAAACCCATTTCACGAAGCATTGGAGTCATTGCGTTTACATACTCTTGCCCCCACGCACTTAGTGCAGGATAAGGATTGCCTTCTGGATCAGGCACTTGACTAAACATTCCTGATTCATTTAGCACTTTAGCAAACACAGCGTTAAGCCCTGCTTTTACTCTAGGTGAAGCAGCTGTTCCTGCTCCCCCAAACCCTGTTCTAACTTGCTCACTTAAAGCAGTAGGATTATCTGCAACTAAATTAAGAACTTCTTCTGCCATTCTATTTTGCATCATAGTAGCATTTAATGGCATGCCTTCTGTTGTTTCATAAAGATTGTTTTCACTAAAATCTTTACGTTTAACAATACGATCATCCTCACGATCCATCATATCTTTACCAACTAAAGCAGCAGCAACTGCAAGTCCGTTACCTAGCTTTGGGCTAAGCACTCTTGTTTCTGAATCATAAAGATTTAATTGTTGTAAAGTAGAAAGTATTTCTTGTGAGGCAGGGCTATCATCTGCAATTAAAGGTTGTGTAACACCTCCCAGCATTTGGTTGTACTCAATGCCTCTATCCGCAAGCCTTTCAAGATCATCATTAAGCTGATCTTTTGAACGAGTTCTATTTTGTTCGTTAAGCTCTAATCTATTTACACCTTGAGCTGCTTCCGCTTGAGCGTCTGCTTCTTGCATAACAAAGGCTTCTTGAATTTCAGGCTTTGAAATAAGCTCTTCACGACTTCTAAAATCTAATGTTCCAGGCTGGAAACTACCTTGCTCATCAACAGTGTCCTGTTTAAACCGAGAGGCTTGTGCAGTCTGCATTAACTGCTCTTCTGATAATGCTTGTCTTTTAATTTCAGGATCATCAGTAAATTGATTTGTAGCAGGGTTAAACACTGGCCCCATTGCTTGAACTTGTAATTCTAAATTACCTGATTCTGCAATCGCTTCATCAGTTGCTGCTTGAGGATCTGACATATATTCAGGAACTGAAGTAACAGGGTCATCAGGTGTTACCATTCTTGAACTAATTTCTTCTACAGGTGTTTCTAAAAAGAAATCATCACCCTTTGCTTGCTGCAGTCGTTGAGCAGCTAACCTCCCTACTTCTGCTTGTTCTTCTTGTCTTTGTTTTCTTGATTTAATTGGGCCAAGTACCATTCTAATTCTCCTAGATGGGTGACACCTTGGGAGTGCCACCCGTAGTTAATTAATATGAGCCTAAGAAATAATCTCTCATTTCGTTTTCATCTGGCAATTCTATATCGTCTATTGGATTTTGTAACGTAGCTGCTTTAGCTGCACCTCGCCTTAAGTTTGTTGCAGGACCAATAAAAGGTGCTGCACTAAATAACTTATTAAATCCTCTTTCACCTTCGCCTTCAATGAAAGAACCTCCTGCTTCAAATACAGAACTTACATTACGCATAGTTGGTCCTGCTTCGCCAAACAAAGTGTTAGATAACCACTCAATCCCTTCATCTCTTTGCGGATAAAGAGGGTGAGCAATATCAACTACTCTTTCATATTGACCAAGCACACCTGATGCATACACTGCACGCTGTATATAGCCTGAAGTATCTAAATAAGGACTAGGCTCCTGGAATTTAATTAAGTCTTTAAGGTATTGTGATGCGCCACCTAAGACTAATAACATTACAATAACACTAAACGTATCTGCTTTAACTTTAATATTGCCTCGCTTTAAACCGCGTGAATAAAGCTTTGGGATAATATTAGCAGTGAAAGTACTAATGAAACCATTAAACTGAGTTATTAATTGATAGTGTGGATCTTGAAATACTAAAGGTCTATTAGCATGTCCAGGCATTTGAATTCGTTCATGGACATATCGCTGAATCCCTAGCGTCATTTCTTCATTAATATACTCTTCGATTTCTTTAGCATACTCTCTATACGCTTGGTCTACCGACATTCGGTTTCTACCTTCGTATAACTGTGGGTCATTAGAAACTTTTAATAACTCAATCATTGCAGCTTCACGTTGCGTTCTAGGCTTAACTTTCCCAGCACCCCCTACGTCTGCTTCATTAACTAACTCTTTAGTTACATTAGCTGGAAGACCATCTGTTATATCTAACAAAGCATGGCGTGTTACTGAGTCAACGTCCTTCATTAGCTTCATCATTCTTTCAATATTAAAACCAAGAGAAGTTAATTGACGATAAGCTTCTTGCTCTAACTCTGAAAAATTTTCAAAGTCAAAATCATAATCAGATTTTTCTACATCTTGAGCAAGATCTTCTACATTATCAGATAATTTGCTTAAACCAATAAATTTACTTTTAGTTGGTGCTAATTCTAATATATCAAAAGAATGTCGGATAGCATCTAAAGCTACAACAGAAACAATTCTACGCTGAAGTTGTGTAATGCCTTGAATACCTACGCCTTTAAAGAAAGCTTCATGTAACCTAGCAAATGCAACATCACGCTCACCCGTAGCTA